CTACTGGCGGCCCGTTCGATGTCATTGCGCAATCGGGTGACAAAATTACTGTTCACATCGATGTGCACAAGGCTACCGTACGCAAAATCTGGGGTTACGTTGTCTGGAAACCAGACAACCCCAAGATGATGAAAGGTGACATGCGGTCCATAGCCAGGAAAGCTGTTCTAGGATTAACAGTTGATTTCTCAACTGCCTGGAATGCTATTCCTTGGTCATGGCTAGTTGACTGGTGTAGCAACATAGGAGATATCCTCGTTGCTCGGCGCAATATTGTTGGCGCCAGTCATGGTCCTGTTCAGATCATGACCCAAACGACTACAACTGCTTTAGCAAGCCAAACTCCTGAAACCGGGTTTGTTACACCTGGTGGCTGGAAGGAGGTTACTAAGCAGCGTCGCTCAGTCGTTTACGTTCCTGTAGACGTCCAGCTGCCGATATTAAATGCTCGGCAGTTATCGATACTTGGTAGCATCGGGGTGACTCGGCGCATGCCGAGGTCATCCTAACTCAACGCAATTGTGCGGAGAGTTATCAACTGCTACTAAGGAGTAATACCATGTTCTCTGATACGATTACGATTACGATCAATGCCGTTGCGAAGGTTCTGAACCGAGTTAACCAAGATGGTTATGGTTCGGAATATTTCCTTCGCGAAACGACTGGGTCGTTCCGTTTGAAGCTACGCAATAGCAGCTATACTGACAAGACGCGTGCGGGGGTCAAAGTTGACCGCCACAACATCGAGTTGGTAGAGACTGTTTTTGCAGTGGCTCCAGCTACTGTCAACACCGTTCGCAAGTACTATTCTGTACTTGAAAACGACCAGACCGACTCTATTGTGAGTTCGGCCAAGTTCGTAGCCGGCGTGACTGGTTTCCAGACGGAAGCCAACTTCACCAAGCTGCTGAACTGGGAGTCGTAAGACTCGTTGACTTTTAGCATCGTGCAGAGGCTTGGATTATTCACATTCTGAAAGGAATTGAATATGAAAAGCCAAGCAAATGGTTTGCTCAAGGTTGCAGAGGGTGTCCTTAAGGACTATTACCTCGCGTACCCTACCGATAAAACGGACGTTGCTCGAGACAAAGAGCGACTCACCCGTTTAACCAAAGAGAGGGGTTTGGGTTTGTATACCCTAGACCTCCCGGCTCTCGATAGTGCCTTAACAAAGGCGCTTGAGAACGGCCGTCTAATTGTAGAGGGTGCTCTAAGTAAAAGAGCCTCTGCTACAATCCTAGTGCCCAGATTATTCCGGGGACTATGGTTACGGATCTTTGATCGGTGTGGCAACCTAATGGAGGGTGCCGACCCTACCGCGATCTTATTCCTAAGACAGTTTTTATGCTTAGGTAAGAAAGTGGAGGTTTCGTGTACTCCTGCACGTACTAAAGTCGTACTGAAGGAGTATTACGATGTCGAACAGGCCGCACGGCTTCCAACATTCAGTTGGGGCAATAACGACCTGGGCTCTAATGACAGTTGTAGTTTTGATGATCTGTTCGATCATCTTGCTACTCCTGGCCGGGACGAGCAACTTGAGCTTTGGGAAAACCCAGAGTCCATGGAGCTCACCTCCGGCGACAGAGCCATCCTCAGAAGATGTCAATCAAATTTCGACATCTTCTCCCAAGCCATTGGAACGTTCGGAATCGAAGAATTCCTATCCTCGATCCGAGCCCATTCTAATGGCATAGGCTTTAGGCATGGGCCTGGAGCTGTTTCGGATCTAATAAGTAAGGAGCATAAATATGACTTCCCAACCTGGTCCGAAAAGCTCGGAGCCGTATTCCCCTTTTACCGATATGGTACTTTGCATGTTAGACCACCAATGGGACCTAGAGCAACTTGCTCTGAGATCCATCAGGGGTACTATAGCGAGTACTCAGGGCTTCCAAGCCCTGTCGGCGGAGGAGAAACGGAATGTGCTGGAGTGGTATATCTACTTCCGGGAAACCCGGAATTTGATGGCCACTGCCCCGAAGGGCAACTGGTCACTCCGGATGCGGAGACGAGAAGTGGAGCTGATCCGTTGGATCGAACCACAACTGACTCCCGCCATCCTAGCACAAATGAGCCACCTTCGAAGCTCTCCGCAGTACCAAAATCTGCGAAGGGCCCTCGGCTGATTGCGTCTGAACCGACGTCGCACCAATGGGTGCAGCAGTTAGTAAAGCGCTTTCTAGAGGATAGGCTAGTCTCCCTGTTCGATACGAATTTCATATCGTTCAAAGACCAAACCCTGTCCTGGGAGCTCGTCTCCAAGGCTTCCTTAGATCAATCGTTGGCGACCGTGGATCTCTCCTCGGCTTCCGATAGATTGACGTGTTGGTTGGTCGAGAGGGCCTTCAGAGAGAATCAATCTCTTCTGAGGGCTCTTCACGCCTCCCGTACACGCTGGACAGCGAACTGCGTCGAAGGACGCAGTCCGTCGGACTTCTTTGTTTCTAAGAAGTTCGCCAGTCAAGGTACAGCAGTCACGTTTCCTGTGCAGTCGATCATCTTTCTGATTATCGCTCTTACCGCAAGCGGTTTTGAAGCGAAACATCCGGAAGACTTCTTCTGCAACAAAAGACTTTGCAAGTCTATTGCCAGGTTTCGTGAACAAGTCCGCGTCTTTGGGGATGATATTATTATCCCTAAGCACGGGTACGAATCGCTATGCAGGCTACTCCATATCCTAGGCCTCAAGGTAAACCGCGACAAAAGTTTTGTTGCGGGGAACTTCAGGGAATCCTGTGGATTGGATGCCTTCAAAGGTGTCGATGTGACGCCCACGAAGACGAAATGCATAGCAGCAACCGGACCCCAGTCGAGACAGTCGCTAATAGACTATGCCAATAACCTGTATGAAAACGGGTTTTGGTATGCGTCCGCGGCTGTCGAATCGATGCTGCCGGGTTGGGTTCGTGAGAACCTCCCGATAGTTGGATTCGGCTGTGGGGGTGCGGGTAGGGTCTCGTACTTG